CTGGGCTTGGCCTGCACCTTGAAGCATCGCAGCGTAGGACTGCTGATTGCCCAGCGCCTGTTGACCGTAGCCTGCAAGAGCCTGTGCACCCGCAAGCTGCTGGCCCGGCAGACCCTGTGCAAACCCAGCGGCTTGCGTGTATCCCTGATTATACAGGTTCGCCAGCGTCTGAGCCGTATTCAAATCTTCTTCGCCTGCAAGCTGCGCCTCATATACACCACGGCGTTCGTTACCAAATGCCTTGGCTGAAGCAAGCTGCGCCCGCGTTGATGCGTCACGTTCAGCGCGGTTCTGTGCCAAGCGGGCCATCGTGGCGTCGATGACGTTGGTCTGGAACGGCGACATGAAGCCGGAGACATCTTGCTGGAACTGTTGCGGCGTGTAGCCCGCTGCGCGTTGGGCAACCTGTGTAGCTTGGTTAAGCTGCGGCATACCAACTTGCTCGGTGGCTGCGCGGGTGGCGACACCGAACGCCTGCTCTTCAGCGGGTCGGAACTGCGCAATGCGCGGGCCACCGTAGGCCTGATACGGAATGGACGCAACCTGCTGTGCGGCTCCATAGTTACGCGCCAGAATATCCTGAATGAAAGGATTGAGCGCCTGAGTTTGCGTAGTAGTTACCGCCATTATAATCTCCGTGCGGACTGGCCGCCTAATCCTTCGTTATTACCATATAAATTAAACAATTGACAGCCCATTACTACTGCACCTGCATCACTGATAAAAGGCAAGATGGCCCAGATGGAGCAAATGCCGTTGCAGGAGAAGCATGAAGTTCAAGGTTGGTACTATCAGCAGCCCACATTAATTCAATATAATCGCCAGCAATTAAGGGAAAGAAGTGATCTATGCCCGACGCCGCATGACCGCCGTTGATGTTATCTGTTACCAAAATCGCACTTGCAGGTACATCGGTTCCATTTTTCCTGAACCAAAACCATGTAGTTTTTGCGCTACTATTGTTGGATAGAATTGTAAAATGACTTGAAAAATTATACACGCCGTCTTCCGCTACGACAATCCGAGATGCAGGCGAACCGATTGAGACGCTCTTGCTATTCTCGGTTGTGTCAAAGGTAATGGCATACGCCGTATTTGCAGCGGCAGGAGACACACTAGTAGTTTTCTTAAACTGGCCGTAGAACCCTTCGTAGATCAGCTTGGCTGGTGAGTAAATCCCAACGTCCTGACCCTTCTCGTAAACATTATTCGAGAAAAGTTCTATAAGGCGGTTGCGTTGCGACTCATAATTCGGATCGTATGCGCCTGGGGGTGGTGGTAGCCTAACGCTCATCTACGGCCACCCGGAATAGCATTCAGTCGCTGCGTCCCTACACGCCAACTAGACGGCGTTGTAGTTGTCACGCGCATTTTAATCTGACGCCCGTTGAAACGAACAGATGTCGGCTGTGTCAAACTATACGGGCCGTAAGTTGTCTCCGCACTTGTCGGATAATAGCGCGTTGTAAACGTGGCGGAGACGCTGCCCAGATTGCGCTCGTCTGGGATTATCTCATTGATATATAAAACCTGATCGCCTTGGCCAATCTGAAACGGGCCAGTCTCCGCGTATGGTAGCGCCCCGCTGTAATTCAAACCAACTTCATGGTCGTATATAAGCCCATCCGTTCCGATCATAATCGGGTTACGGAACACGCCGCGATCAGTACCAGCGGTTCTAGCAAGCGTCCCAATTGACCAATGGTTCTCTACATAATCCCAAGAAACGTAGCTGTCGTTTTCGTTGGCTCCAGCCGATGGATAGAACCACCAGACTTCATTGTACTGGCTATTGTTAACGGCGTATACTTTGGAGATTTGGTCGGCGTTAATGTCATTAAAAACGTAATCATAAACTTCGCATGGTAATGGCTTCACATAGCCATCATAAACGTGGAAGCCCTTCTGCCCCATCCAGACAGCCATGTTATCAAGAACGGCAACGCAGTTTGCGGACACAGCGCCACAGGCCCGACCGGCGATTTCAGCCTGGTACACAAACGGCTGGCCGACATAGGTAAGCGTGTGCGCGTCGATGTCCGTCAGTATAAGGTTCTGCCCACGGACACGTTTCGCTGTGATGATCCGCCCAGCAGTTTGCAGTTTAATGCTACCCGCAAGATTTGTGGAAGAAGCTGTCCAGATAGTGTTGTTTTCAAGGTCTGACCACGCGACCGTCCGCGCATCACCCGAAGCGCCAAGCGCGAACAGGGAGCGTTCGGCAGATACAAGAAGGCCAATGCAATTTGTTGGCGCGTTTGTAATGACAGCGGCTTTTGTTGGCGTTGTAAAATCAAGCTGCCACTCGTACAACTTGCCGTCAGACGTAGAACATCCAACAAGATATTCACCCCAAGTGTCGAGGCTCCACGTTGTAGCAGGCGTTACAGAACCAGTGTCAGGACGAGGTGTGCCGTAAAAGCCACCACCATAAGTACCGATCCCATAGCCAGCGCCCGTAGAAGCATTGTCCGACCCCGCAGTAAAACTAACAGGGGTAATGTCTACCAGAACATTGGATTGGGTAACAGCATATAGTTTCGACGATGTTCCGGCTGCCATCAAGCGGATATTGCCGTTTGTTTTCCATGTGATAAGAGAACGAGCCTTGCCCGTTAAGGCAGAAATAGGGCGAACTTCCCAGCCCCCGACAGGCTCCATAGCTCCCTCTGTCCAGCGCACAAGATTAGTGTCATACCAACGTCCTGTTGACTGAAGTTCAGTTCCGCTGCGATATACGCCAGGTGGTATGGAAATAGGGATCAGTGTCATGCTGTTGTCCGTGTTGGGGCGCTGCGCCCTTATATCACTTTTTAGAAGTTTTTACAGCCTCTTCCCATGCTTCTACAGTCAAGCGATGTTTCAAGGCACAATCGCCGTATTTAGCTATAAGATCAACTTCCCAAGTTGCGCGCTCTGGGTCGATAAGTTGCGATGGCGGGGCTGCGAGTACTGGACAATTACTTGCCAGATTCGCCGGAGGCAGCGGCATTGGCACGATTGATACCGCCTTCGAGCAGCCCGACAATCCGATAGTCAGCAGCACAATCAGCAGGAACAGCAGGGAGAGTTTTGTATATCTCCCGTATTTCGCGGGTTGTTCCGGCGACCACGACATCGGCTTGATCTCGTTGGGTTTGATAAAGCGTAGAAACCTCATCTATCTTTCCTTGCATTTCTTGGCGTTGCTTATCCGCCTTTTCCAAAGCCTTGGAATACGCAGCATCACACCGCCAGTCTCTGACCGTCCACCCGGAGGCAAGGCCAATAACAAGAGCGCCCGCCGCCACATAACCCATGATTGGATTAATCAGCCCCATTTATTTTGCCCCATTCCCTCACCGCAAATATAGTAGAACACGCTGCAATCGTAGCCGCCAAGTCTGTAAGTGAGATCGGCTCACTGCTCATAATTGGCAAGACTACTGCGTTTACAATAACACCCGCAGCGATACCGATGCAGGTGAAAGGACGCCACCAAATACGGACACGCTCAAGTAATGCAGTCTCTATTTGTTTCAACATTATTTTGGGTCCGGATGTTTATCGTGAGGGAGTTCCCAATGCGGACCATCTTTAAATGTTTTCCAGTCACCGCCCCAAGTGATTGGAACATTCTCTAGCTTGGCGGCTTTCTTCATAGCAGTTTCAATTTTATCAAACAGCGGCCAATCCCAACGGATGCTGCCGCCCACATATGGCGCGATGTCTACCGCAAAGCCATGAATGTGGCGTGAGCGCATGGTCTTGGTAGCGCCTTTGGCAAAGAGTTCACGTTGGCGTGCTGGTGAGCGCAGCCCTTCGATCACCGTAAAGTCTATGTCGGAAATGCTGATAGCGCGCTTAACGACGCGCACCATATCTGGATGCACGCCGCGCAAGTTTAACAGAGAACGTGGGCCTAACTTAAACGCCATTACCGATCTGCCTTATGGTCCAGCTTGTCTTCGATCCGGCGGAGGTGCATCATTACCTCATCAAACTTCTTATCAATGGCGTTGAACTTCTCTTCGCCGTAATCTAGCTTTGTTTCTAGAATTGCTAGGCGGTTGCTCAACTGCGTCCAAACGCCAATAAGGCCGAAGACGCCAGCGATTAAAGTCAGAAGTGTATCAAGGCCAAAGCTGGTATCCATTAGCTTTTCTTACTCAGTGCAAGGATTAACTGCTGCACACTGGCGTCTGTAGCCACTGTATCACAAGTACCGTCAGGGTTTAACGTAGCGGGAACTTCAAAGTAAGTGCCGCCCTCAAGCGTACCTTTGGCGTACCATTCAGCTTCGTTTGCTGGGTAGTGTATTGTTAAGACCATACGAGTGCCCTCGTAGCACCAGTGGTTGTTCCGTAAGGGTTAGCTGGTGGTGGGGAACTCCAAATCCATTCGGTGGTACTATCAGTGGCATAACTAGCCGCTGTACGGTCAAACGAAACGCCACCTATAGTTAAAGTCGTCCACCCTTCATTGGGAAATACCCCGTCAACTATAAATGATACATATTTGTCGCCGATATCCAACCAGCCTAGCTGCAAAAAATTAGCTCCAGTACTAGCCCAAGTGGCGGGGGTAACACTACCCGCCAAATCGGATGCATACCCCCAAAATGTAACATCGTCGAGTACGAACAAACCGACTGTAACGGTAGCGGAGCCAGTATATTTTGAACCACCACTGCTAGCTAGTGCGCAAGTAATTCCAGTCATTAGCTCAGCCCCGAGCCGCTAATTACCCATGTAGTAGAAGCAACTTTAACGCACGTTGCTACGCCGTACTGCGCAAGCGCACGCGTGCCTGTGTTCGCAGTCCCTGCTTGGCGTAGTGTATCCGTCGTGATAGATATGTTCTGGCTGCTAGTGCTATTGTTAAACACAACAATGGCTGTGCCGATAGGGAACGCTACCGAACCGTTGGCTGGAATAACCACGCCGCCAGTCGTAATCGATATGTGCTTACCTGCATCAGCAAGAGCCAAGGTATAGGAAGCTGTCTGACTGTTCTGCGGCAAGCCGCGATAGCCAAGAGTATTAGCCGCGATAGTGCCTGTCGCGGTGATTGTTACGTCTTGGTCAAGGGCTGTGATGTCGGTGTTAGCACCTGACGCCGCCGCGCCAAGTGAAGTCAGAGCAGCGCCCGCAGTCGCTGCGTTAGTCCCGCCCTTGGCAATGGACAGCGTGGTGATCGTTGGCTCTTTGGCGTTAAGCTGCGTCTGGATATTTGAAGAAACAGTATCCAGATAGCTGAGTTCTGTAGGGCTGAGTGTCGCGCCATTGGCGGATACGTTGCCCGCTATGGCCAGCGTCTTACCCGCACCGATGTTAAGGCCAACAGAGGTTCCGCTACCGGCCGCAGCAAAAAGCGCATCGACCAGATCGAGATCAGTATTGACCTTTGTTCCCCAAGTATCGGCGGATGCACCGACTTCTGGTTTAGTAAGGCCAAGGTTGGTAGTTGTTGTATCTGCCATTAACCAAATGTCCTTGTCCGAGTAACCAACCGACTTGAGCCTGTCTTGGCCCGCTGTTCTGCAACTTCGTATTCAGCCATGAGGCGGTCTAATATACCAGCCCAGACACCAATGCGCTCATCTTCTTTCAAATATGGCGCGCTTTGAACAAGCGTTGCGTAGAGATATATATCAGGATTGGCAGTCAAAAGCCAGTTAGAAGTGTTCGCATCTGACAGACCAGCAACGCGGGCGTAGTACATTAACTCGCCCGTGTAAGACCCGTCTGGCGCAGGAACGTGTTGAAACTGAGTACCAACAGTTGAGAAGAACATCGGTACACCAGCCGCAGAAAACTTTGTCTTCTGGATGCTGGCTTCTTGCGGCGTGACAAACTCAAGAACCGTAATTGGGTTTGTGGTGATCTGATACCGGATCGTCTCAAGCCAATCAGCCGGGCGTGTCTCGTACTCTGCATCAACCGTTACCGTTGCCCGCGTCACCATTTCAGGAGCGCGCATCCGGCGGTTTAAAGACGCTTCCGCTAATGCAACGAAATTTGGAATGGCCGAGGTAAGATCGCTCCTGTTAAGGAAGTCAGCGACGGCGGTCTTTAGTTCAGAGTACGTCGTAATTGCCATTAGATATTTCCTGACCTTGTGCGGAACGCTCTGTTGTCAGGGTCGTTCAACCATTTAGCGAGTGCCTTCTGATCTTTCAGAATGCCCTTACGTTCAAGTTCATAGTACAGCGAAAGTGGAATGCTGCCAACCTTAGACCATTCACCAAAGCGTTCAGGCGCATCATTAAACTCACGTTTGTTCTGTTCGATAATAGGGGCAAAATCCTGTTCTTTGGAGATCACCGCTTCATCAGTACTGGCATCATAATCATAAAATGTTTTAATGCCGGTAAACTTATCGTCGTTAATAAGACGTTTTGTCATAGAGCCCTCTATAGTTAGATGAGGGGGCACTTGGCCCCCTCACCCAGTTAGTTCTTACGAGGTAGTCAAGTCAGCTACGATACCGTGAGCAGCTTGGGTGTTAACCTTCAGGCCATACTCAACGAGCATCAAACGCTTCTCGGCATCGCCGGTCTTAGCAAGAAGGTCTTGCTGGATCGGACGAAGAACTGCCAACGAGGCGTAATCGGGATCGACGACGAACGCGTCACGGTCACGCTGGAAGCGGTTAGGGACGATGTTGACCGTACCAAAGTCAGACACATACACGTCAGCAGCGCCGACGATCTGAGCCTGTTGACCAGCCGGAACATCACGGAACCGAGTAGCAATACCCGAGAATGCCGAGGCAGCCGTCTTGTTGAACGGACCAACCATAAGCATCTTAGGCGTACCACCTGAAGTCCAGACGCTCTGGATAACACTCTTCAGCAAGGTTTCCGTGAACGCACGCTGCGTACCATCGGTACGAGCAGCAGTTGGGGTTGAGCCAACAGTCGGGTTCGCACCGCCTGAACCGAACGAGGTGTTTGAAGTCAACCACGCAGGGAGACCAGCAGTACGACGGGCAACCGTGGTGCTACCAGCAGCGGATGCTTGGTTAGCAAGCAACGCGCTTTCCATGTCGCGCTTCAGTTCTGAACCCAGCTTAGCAAGCTGATAGGTCAGTTCCGAACGACGACCGGCTTTGTCAACAGCTTCGAGCGTACCGGAGATGATAACATTCTTTGTGCTGATCTGCGTGTAGTTACCAACGCGAGCGGTTGGGACAACAGCAGTGAACGAGGAAACGTCATCACCTTCAAGCGCGGCGTTAGAGGCTGAGGCCGAAGCCAAGGCGTCTGTCTGCCACTCGAAGTAGGTGTTCTTAACGCTTTCGCGGCCGATGTTCGAGATGAACGGAGTTTCTTCTGGCGAGATGTTATAGATAACATTCGACAAATCTTCACGAATACCGATAGCAGAGTACCGGGTATAGGTATTACCAACAATAGCCATTAGCTTAAATCCTTATTAAATGAGTTTATCCAAAAGAGCGGCTGCGTCAGAAACGCGGCCACTACGCACAAGGCGCTGGGAAGCTCTCTTTACATCGGTCGAACGTGTGTTGGTTTGAGTACCAGAAGAACCTGGGCGAACAATCCGCGCAACCCTTTTTGGCTGTGCTTTTGCTTTTTCCACTTTCTTTGAACCCTTATCAAACATCATCGCTTTGCGTAGGATTGAAACGTGAGTAGCCTGAACAAGTGCGCTTAGGTCGCGTTCGCTAAACCCATTAGTCAAAGCCCATTCACGAAGTTCCTTAGCTTCGCTCTGCATTGTGCCTTCGTCTTTCCATTCAGGAATTACGTCGGTGAGTTTGGCGCGCTCTGACTGTACAATGTCAGCCAATGCCCGCTGTTGCTCTTTGCTCATCTCTTCAGCAATCCGCTGCTGTTCAGTATTAATAGCCTGAAGTTTAGCGGCTCGCTCTTGACGAGATTTATTCCAATGCCGTTCTAACCGCGCCGCCTCAATGGGGTCTTCGTTATAAAGATTGTCCCAGTCAGGCTCAGCCTCGGACTGCACTTCGATCTGCGCTTTAAGCGTCGGGAGCAGTTCCGCGTATTGAGCGCGTTCCATTCGGATCGCTTCGGCT